TGTTCTTGTTGTTTAAAATAAAGTGTCAGGGCTTTTGTATTCAGCTACTTACGACTACGCAATCGGGGAGGTGTTGGTTATCTACTCCATCTCCTGACACTATCTTTTATTGTTCTTGTTGTTTAAAGGTTTCGTTATAGTATTGTTCTCCGCTACTGCAATTATTAGTAACAGATAAAATTCTGCTATCTTGAAAAGTATCTATTATCTGCTCCTTCTCCATTTCTTTGGCTTGGTTAAATATCATATAAAATTCATCCTCCGTTAAGTAATTTGTTTTAGTAAATTCTTCATATAACCACTCTAGTGCTGTCTGTTTCATAGTATTTTGTTGTTACATTCTTTTAATAATTCAAGTGTCTTATCAAAGCCAACTATCTCATCTACTTTACCTATAAATAATTGGTACTTTAATCTTTCTTTTCTTTCCATCTCTTTGGCTTGTTGAACAATATCTCTAATTTCATCCCATTTGTTCAAAGGAATAAAATCTATTTTTTTATTGAGTTCATCTACCAACCATTCTACTGCTGTTTGTTTCATATTATTGATTTATTATTTCGTGCAGTAAATCGCACTATATTTTACAATTCTTTGTTTTTCTTATTTACTTAAATTAAATAGTGTATTTTAACGCACTTATTGTCATATCGTTTTCATTAATAGGTTATAGTATTCGCGGCATAACTCTACGCGTTCTTTTATTTTTTCAATTACGGCTTCGTCCCTTCGAATAACCCAATACTTTACCCTTTTATGTTCGGGTATGTGGTCAAAAACGTGTTTACTTTCTACTTCTTTTCTTAATTCCGTGTTTTCTTCGATTAGATTGAATTTCCAATGCGCCCTCCTTATTTCATCTTCTACCATTTGAAAAGGTGTATTAATTAGGCAATATGCTAAAATGCTTTCTTGTTTTCCCGTTAGCCACATATAACCTTGCAGTTGGTAAAAATAATCCTTATTAGGTACTTCCGTATCGAAAAAAGGAAATGTTGTAGCGCCCCAAGAGCATTTAACATCTAATAAAACTTCGTCCGTGTTTACGTCGGGCGTTCCCTTAACCCAATCGTTTTCGAAAAACTCGTAATTCTTGTAAATGAATTTATAGTTTAACACCTCGTTTACTAATGCTATTCCGATTTCCTCTACCTCGTTACCTTTATCCGTGTAACGCGAACTAAACTCTTTTTTTATTCCGTATTTTTCTTCCAATACTAAATCGTGAACGTAGGTTTTAGCCGTTTCCGATAGCACCTCCCCCGCTTTACGCGGGGTTGCCATTATCTTGCCAATTTGTGAGCATCTTACTTTCATAACAACTTTATTAAATTAGACGCTCAAATAGTTTCAATCATTTTTAACTGCGCTTCCGTAAGGCTAAAATTAGCTAACAATTCCTCCTTAGTGTATTTACCCGCGGAAATGGTTTCGATTGCCTTGCCTAACCTCTTGTTATCAATGGTTGGTTTCTTTGGTTCGTCTTTTACTTGTTCACCGCTTGCGTCCGTATCTTTGTCCGTAACCAAACCACAAATTGAACTAAGGCAGTAACGACGGAAATAGGTGCAACCGCTCCCGAATGATTGGTAAGAATTCATACCCTTAAGTTCAACTTGCGGAATTAATGTAGTGCTTTCGATTGATTCGCCCGTTTCTACGTGGAAAAGAACGGTAACTAAATAGTTTTCCCCATCTTTAGAATTAAGCAACTGCGTAAAGCCTAATCCGTGTTTTTTTAGTAACGGGTTAATTTTTTCAAAGATAGCGGGTAAATCTGCGTAAGAATACCCGAGGCCTTGCGTACCCTTGTGAATTACGGGTACTTCTTGTTGGAAGGCTGCCAACGATTTAAATAAATTTTTCATAGCGTTTTCGTTTTTAATTATACACAAATGTAATACTAATATTTGAATTAGCAATATTTCAATATAATTTATTTGTTAAAAAATGTTAAATTTTATTTATGAATTCTTGAATAGGCAACAAGATTCCTTTACTCGTATTGGAATCCCCGCCGTTTACGTCTCGTTTTGTTCCTATATATTTTCTGCAAAGTTTTTTTAATTCGTCTTTTTTTATCATTACAAAATGCGATTCACTAAGCCAATAACACCACCATTCCGCTTCGCTTGTGGCTATTCCCGAACGTTTACCCCTACTTTCGTATTCTACGAATATATTTCCCGTTTCCAAGCATTTAAAATCGCGTTTAACTTCTATTTTTTGTTGGAGTAATTCGCTTAATTGGTTTTCGTATGTTTGACCTACCATTAAATCAAACTTAAAATCGTTATTGAAATTCATTTATTTTTGATTTATAGCGTTTAATTATTTCGTTTAGTTCATCACGTGTCCATTTCTTTGTTTCGTATGCGCGGGCGTGAAGTTCTATTAGCCTATCTGCTCCAATTCTCTTTTGGATTCCAATTTGATAGTGCAATATATTTCCGTGTTTATGTTGGTTACAAGTAACACATTGCCCGTGTACGTTTTCTTCGTCAAAAGTTACCGACTTATGCCCTCCCATACTAAAGTAATGACCCGCGTCAAATTTTGCTCCTAACGGCTTTTCGCAACTTACGCAAGGTTTATCCTTGTCGCGTAGTCGTATGTACTTATTAAAGGTTATTTGAGCCAATTTAAGGAGTTCGGGTAAGGTTTGGAGTTCGTCTTTTAATACCTTCTTTTTTTTCTTCCATTGCTTTTCCTTTTCGGATTCTATCCAAACACGGACGCAATCCGATTCCAAACAAAATTTTTGATTAAATCGAACGGGAGTAAATTCGGCTTTACAGTTCTTACACTTCATAACTCAAAGGTTAAAGTTTTCAGTTTATTTTATAACTCCGTGGTTAACGCTTTTATTTCGTTTTTCAGTTCTTTATTTTCGGCTTTCAGTTCTAAGCATAACCGTTCTAACCTAAACGCGGATGAATTTGCAAACCTTAGTTCTTTTTCTAAGCCGTCAATTATTCTCCGTATTTCGTTAAGGTCTAACAACGTGGCTTCCATTGATTCGATTAAATCGGTTCGGTGTCCGTTTTTCTCTTTTATTTCGTCCAAACTGCTTTGTACTTTTGTTGCGGTGTATGTGGTTAATACCTTCGCTTTTAATATCGTTAAATCGTCCATCTTAAAAAGGTAAATTAGATTTCTTTGGGTTTCGCATATCTCGCAAAGGATTAACTCCGTATAATTCAAAGCCTAAACCACTATTCCAATCGCATAATAGTTGCTCGCCTATTCCCGTTATTTTTCCTCCCGTTTCCGTGTCCTTTACTTTTTCAATACTAATCATTGTTTTATATTTCATTTGTTCATGCTTTATTAGGCGGTGAATTACTAACATATCGTCGCATCGATTTAGAAAAGCCTTACCCCCTTCGATATGGTCTTTTAATGGGGGTTTAAGATGTCCTTTCCATTCGCCTTCCGTGTAAAGGTTTCCGCTTCGCCCGCTTTCCGTGTTTGGATGCGTGTTAATGTAAAGCGTTATTCCCGTTTTATTGACAAACTCCCTTGCTTTATTCATAAAAGTATAATTGCCTTCGTAACTCATTTCTCGGTCTAACCCCGTAAAAGGGTCTATTAACGCTACATCGCATTCGCTTTGCTTAAATACCTCCAAAAGTTCCAACGGCTTGTAAAGTTTAGAATTATCGACGAAGATAAAAAATTGTTCAATGTAGGTAAGGTAGCTTTGTATTTGGTTATTAGTTAAGTTCTTGAATGGTTCGCCTGCGTAAAGTTGGATTAAATCCCTTAGAACTTGTCCCTTTTGATTTTCCCCCGACCATAGGCAAAATTTAAGTCCGTGTTTTAATGCAAGACAAAGGAAATACCAATTTATCCAATACGTTTTACCTACGTTATCGTGTCCCAAAATTATGTTTACTTGCTTGCGTTTAAACCTTAAAAAGTTATCTAAAACGCAGTCAATGCCTAATCCTGCTTTTATTTTGCCCGCTTTTAAGTCAAGTAAGTATTGTATCGTGTCCCCTTGTTTAGTCAGCATTTGAATAATCTTTAGTGTCTTTGTAATTTAACATCTTTTGTACGTGGTTGTACTGCAATTGTTCCAAAGATAATTCTTCGGGTTTTATCCTACCAAGGTAAGGTAAAGTATTTAAAAGCGTTGATTTCCAATTTTTAATTGGTTTCTCTTTGCCTTTAACATTCGTACACCAATTATTTACCTTCCACGATTCGTACTTCAATCGAACTTCCTCCGTGTTTATATCCAAAACGTTACTAACTGCATAAGCTATAAATTCCTCGCAAGAGGGTATAACATTTACATTATCATTTACATTTACATTTACATTGCCTTCGGTTTTGCTTCGGGTTTGCTTCTCTTTTGCTTCGGGTTTGCTTTCGATTTGTTTCGTTTTAGGTTTGCTCCCGTTTACAAATTTCTTGTAATTAGCTTCGATTTGTGGTGCTATTAAAGTAAAAATAGTTTTACTAATTCCGTTCAGTTCAACGTACTTTCCATTTAACCCTAACTCATAAACGGCGTTCCAAACCTCCGCTTGGTTTGTCTTTGGTAGTTCCTTAATCGCTTCGAAGAAACTGCGGTAAATAATCATAGAATCCCTTTCCATAAAAAAAATTTAATCAATAAAAAAACCCTATTAAATCCGTAGCCTTCGACCTCTACTTCATTAACAGGGTTAATAACATCTTTTGGCTTTATAGTGTCGAAGGAAGCCGAGTACAAATATAACTATTCTTCCGTTAACTTGTACTCATTTCGTAAAATTCTTCGTTGTATTTTTTCTAAACGTCTTACCGTGGTGCATTCAAGAATTTCGGAAACTAAATCCGTAACGTTTCTAACTACGGGGTTGCTTTCTAATTCCTCGCGTATTTCGGCAACGTCTGCTAAATAATATTTGTCTTCAATTTCTTCGTAATATTTTGCGTTTCGAACGTTGTGTAATACGGTAGCGTGGTTCATTTTAAACATCCTTGCGATTCTTGTAACGCTTAATCCGTGTTTGCTTAGTCGGCTCATTAAAAACGCTCTTTGATGCACTAAATATTGATTTCTGCAACGTCTACGTAGGTTGTATTTTATTATTAAATGTTCGGCTTGTTCTATCATAAATTTTCTATTTCTTTTTTAACGTTTTCCCAATACTCGATTAAATCATAAATTGTTTTACTTGGGGTTAGGTTTTTAATATGTTCTAAATTGTTTAGCATTTCGTTCGTAAAATTTACGCAAATTGAAACCTTGTTAAACTTGACGATTAAATAAATGGCTTTGTCTTTTGCAGTCATAATTCCCGTATTTTAATTATTAGTTTTTCCCAAATATCCAAGCGCCTAACCGCATCCATTTTGTCGTAAGCCGTTATCGTTATCCGTGTTTTCGTTGGTTTGCTCGTTGCGAACTTCCTCTGCCAATATAGTATTTCGTATAATTTCATTTTTTGCCTCGATTACTTTACAATAATGTTTCCAATTAAAATGCCCACCTTTTACAAATGCCCCGCCTCCGTGACACCACCAATAAACCTGCGCGCCTAATTCCATCTGTTGCTTTTCCATTCGTCTATTTTTTCGTTTTCTAAATCGTCCAATCTTTCTTGTAACATCTTTTCCCAAAGCATTAAATTATTTGCTTCGTTTGCGATTGCATCCGCTAAATTTAACTCTTCGTCGAACGTAAGTTTACAAGGTAATTCGCATTCGTTAGCATCAAACCAAGCGGTTATGTTTTCGGTTTCAACTTCAAACCCTCCGTCGAAGTCGGGAGAGAGCGTAAATAAACACGAACCCCAAATATCCGTTCCGTTTCTTTCAAAGTAAAAATTACAACAATCGTTTTCTAATTCTATTTGCCAACTCATAATAAAAAAATTAAAAGGTAATACAATAAAAATGGCATCGCAACCAATAATAAAGTCGAAAGTAAAAAATCTTTAATCATTGTTCAAATTTAAGCGGGTTAATAATTCTTCGATAACTAACCAACGTTCGATTGCTCGTTGGGTATCCGTGTCTAAATGTCCGAATGCGTCGATATTTTCTTGCATTATTTCGCGTAGTTCTTGCTCGTAGGCTTTAATAATTGTTTCCATAGCGTTTTTTTAATTGTTTAGTGAATAACTATACGCAAATATAAATACTAAGTTTCAATTGACCAAACTTTTTCAAAACTTTTTTTCGATTTTCAACAAAATAATTTCTAACTCGTTGATTTTCAAGCGTTTTTAAGACATAAAAAAAGGGGTATTTCTACCCCCCCCCTTAACGATATGTTGCTAAATTACAAAGGAAATTTAAAACTATCTATGTTCTTTATCAACGAATTTTCAACTTCTTTGCATTCTATTTTTAAGATTCGACCTCCTAACGGCTTAACGGGCGCGCCTCGTTCGACGTGCCATCCGTGCGAGCCATCGCCGTATTCCTCCTTATAAGTACCCGTTAACATCGAATGAATGTACTTTTGTTTAACCGAATAACCAACCTTGGCATTATGGTTAAGGCATTCCCTTACGTCATTACGTGCGCTATTTTCGTGAATGTGTCCCATTGTAAATACGTCGAAATCTTCGTACATTTCCAAAGCGCGGGTAAGGTTTAACGCTCCTTTAGTAACTACTCCACCACCTCCGCTCCCGTGAAAATACTTAATTTTTGTACTTAATGAAACCGTTGAATGGAACATTTGTCTAACAATTATCCAACCTCCGTACCCGCCCGTATAAACTTGAGTTCCGTTTTTGTAGTTTAATAAATCTACGAATCTTTGAAGTAAATCCGTTTCTTGGAACTTAATTACTCCCGTTTCGTGGTTGCCATATCCGATAACTTTAATGATTCCCGCGTATGGGGAAAACCATTCTACCGCAGTTTCTACGATACTATCTAAGTACCTTCCGTTATTGTGTTCGGTTCTAATGTCCGATTTATTGCGTCGATTATCGCCGCGTCCTTGCATTAAACAAAAGAAATCCCCGTTTATTACTACGGGAATATTATTCGACTTGCAAAATTCTAAATGCCTCTTTAATAAATCGCGCTCGCATTTTGGGTTGTCCCAATGGATGTCCGATAACATAGCAACGTGCGCCGTTTTACCGTCTATCCTTAATTCGTGGATGTTTCGTCCGTGTTTTATTACCTCCATAATTTCATAAATAGTTTGATTCTACCGATAAAAGTAGGCGATAAAATGTAACGAACCAAAAACCCAACACAAAACGCCACAATAACCCACCACAAACGGAACTTATATTTAACAACTTGTTGCGCCTTAGCGGTCTTCCATTCGGTTTTTCCTTTGATTCGAAGCGTCTTCACGCGTTCTTTGTATTCGATTCGCGTTTGCCAACGTGTCTTCGGCACATAAACATTTTGAAATTTTATCACGGTATCGCGATACGCGATAAACTTTTCCCAAACGATTGAATCGTGTTTTATTACGGGAAACGAATCAACGGTTGCAATTCGAATCGTGTCGGTGTCTTGTGTCAATTTTGCGCCGTGTTTAAGCGCTTTTCTTACGTGGTATTGTGCCAAGCGTTCACTTGAACAAGAAAAGAGCGTTAAAACGCTTAAAATCGCTATTATTCTAATCATAAATTTTTGAGCATTTGAATCATTCGAGGACACGGATAAATATCGGATTTGTCTTTACGAACTGAATTGTGCGTAAATATGCCCGCAGTTCCTTTAAATGCTTCTTTGTCTATTTGGAAAATCTCGCTTCTATAAGCCTTTGAAATTTTATACGTGTCGCAAAGGTAAACGAGTAATTGTCGGGTGCTTTCTATTTGGGCATCCGTGTATTTTTCCCAATGTAAAAAACCCTTGTAAGGTTGTTCTAACGTAGTAACGTTTTTGGGGTCAACTACTCCGTTAACGTAGTTGTAAAATTTCCCGTTGCGGAATTTTAACATACCAAAGTTACACACCTCGATTCCTACCGAACTTTTATTTAAGTTTTGGTAAGGCGCTCCGTTCTTTGCGAAATCCTCCGCATCTATTCCTAAATGCCACGCCCAATGTTTAGACGAAAAACATTGTACTATTTCTCCGTTGTTAGCTATAATAAAAGCCGTTGCTATCCGTGTTTCGTTAGAATTCCAAAATTGACTTACCGCCCTTGCATTACCACCGCCCGCGGTATGGTGCAAATAGATTTGTTTCTTTGTGACTTCTTCTTGGAAGTATTGCGATTTATCCAACGGAACTTGGATTATTTTGCTAGTGTCTAATTTCGTCGGTATCATTTTTTAATTCTTTTGCTCTACTTAATAATTTTTTCAAACTTGCCCAAAGGTCAATACCTCGAACCGCTTTGTAATTTTCATTAATGCTTACAACCTCGATTGAAATAAGTACCAACGAAAGAACCTTAGTTAATAGTAATTCCGTTGTAAAGATAGTTTTTAAAATGTCATTTAAAATAAAATAATCAATAAGAAAAAAAAGAATTATTGTTAATTGATATAAAAACATCTTAGATATTACCGCGCTTAACCTTCGTGAACGAATCGGAACTCCGTTTTTACGACTTTTCCAAATACCTGTAATAGTATCTAAAAAGATAGCAAAACCAACCGCTAAAACCATTCCTGTAATAGGCATAAAAAAGGATAAAACGATTCCCAAAAGGGAAAGCCATTTAGTTTGAATCGTCGTTAGTAAAATCGTCGCGGTTGCTTTCATAAGATTGTAATAATTGAAAAGTAAGTAGGCAAATGTATGCGGCTGCCAAAATACGTACGTAGCTTTGTTCCCCTTCTAATAAAGCAACAAAACAACCCGCATAAGCCAAAACAAAATACATTCCCGCTACCCCTTTATAATTCATTTGTATAGGTAATCAATAAATAATTGAATCGTGCTAAATTCTTGTTCGTCAATGGTTACGGAAGTATCTAGTAAAATAGTTCCTCTATCGGTAGGAAAATGCGCCTGCGTAGTATCTAATACTTCGGCTTCACCTTCTAGTAAATACTCGGTTTCGTGCATTACAAACCCGCTTTGAATTTTGGTTATGTTAATCATATTTTTGAACTATTACGCGTTTAAAGTTTCCGTTGTCGGGTGTTGTTGTTCCGTTGCTTATTGCAAAAATCAAATAATTATCTACCAATGGATTAAAAGCGGTCAAAGTTATTCCACTCAAAGTATAATCATTTGCCGCACTTGTACCCGCCAAAAACGAATTCAAGTTCGTTCCATCGAAGAAAATGTTTCTTTCGAATCGTTGAAAATAAACACTTGTTGACATTCCACCGCCCGCTCCAAGTAACGTTGCGCCCGTTAAAGTGTTAGCCGTGTTAACGTAGTAACGTGGGGTAGTAACCCCCGTACCCGCCGTTTTGTTTATGAATGCTTTAATATAAATAGTATTATTTGCTACTAACGTTCCCGCAGGAATTAAAACGGACGCGCTTATTTGTATGGTTGTTCCTGTAATTGCCGTTCCGTTAGCCGTTCCAATCGTGCTAGGGTTTGTTTCAGTAATAGGAATAGCTCCTATTATTTCCGCTCCCGTTACGTATTTACTCGCGTAACCATCCGCAGTAACTTCGGAAATTTCTAATAAATCGGTAGAAGCTAAGTTAGCGCCCTTTGCCGTTAATTGGCTTATTTTTTTCTCCATTCGTTAGTTTTTTAACAAGTTTTTGTAACTTAATTATATTGCTTTTCTTTGGCTCGTATTGCTTTTTCATATAACCCAACCTGTATAGTTTGAATCCGTGTTTGGATAAATATCGTTGTTCGTGTTAGTGTAGTATTCGGGGAAAGTGTTACCCGAAAAAATCATAAATTGAACAAACCGCTCGGTGTAATTTTGCGCTAAATACCTTTGTTTGTCTATAAGAAAATCCACCTCGTTTTTATCTACGTTTGAAGCGTTCTCCGAACTATGCTTAAAGATACCTTTGTTCGCCATTGTATAAGCCATAAACGGCAAATATTCAACCATCGCCCAATGAATAAGCATAGGCTTTAAGTAGGTTTCGACTAAATCTAAATAAGGGTTAGCCAAAGTTCCCGCTACTATATCCGCTTTAATTTTCTCAAGTAGTTGCGTTCCCGTGTACTGCTGAATGTGGATGTCCTGCGCAACTTTAATCCATTGAATAAAGGTATCGGTATCTATGTTGCCGTTTAGTGCGGTAAATCGCACCAAATCGTCTCTTGTAATTAGTAATGCTTCTGCCATTTCTATTTAGGTAAAAAACCTCGGTTCGGCATATCTATTGGACGTGTCGAAACCAATGCGTTATTTTTAATTTTGTATCCGAATTTTTCCGCTTTTTTAACGGCAATTCTTTTTGCGTTTGGACTATTTACGTCAATTCCAAACTTACTATCGAACTGCGCGTAAACTTGTTTATTCCAACGGTGGTGGCAATTCGGGCCGCCTTTATACAACCAAATATCGTACGTTAAATTTCCTTTTGGACCAAAGCCTATTTGTTCGCCTTCCGCATTAACGTAGAATCCGTTTACTATACTTTTGCTCATACGTTGAATGTCTTCTTTGCGGTAAATCTTTTTAGCAGATTTCATTAACCTACAAAACGGGCGTGTTTTACCGCTTTTACCGCCGTCTTCGCCTTCGTACACATAACGAGTAATAAACTTTACCCCGTCTATTACTTCGTCTTGTTCGGACTTTGCGTTGGGAAATGCTACGCCTGTGTTTACTAATTCTACTAACTTAGAAAATAAACTTTTTTCACCTTTTAAGGCTTTGTTTTCTTTTTCGTCCGTTTCGTAATCTACGGGCGCTTCGTCTATTAGTAACCAATCCGCTTGCGGTTCTTCCCCGAATTCCTGCAAGGCTAACGCTATTTGTTCTTCCGTGCTTTGTGCTTTAAGTTCGGTTGCATCCGCTCCCGTTTCCTCGGTTACTTGTTCTTCCGTAGTTGCGTTTTCAAGGTCGGTAAATTCTAAAGGTTTTAGCGTTCTAAAGAATAATTTTAAGGCTATTCCGTTAAACGCTAAGATTCGGTCGAAAGCCTCTATTATTTCGTCTTGAAATGGCTTAATAACCATATTATTAAATAGAATAAAAGAGTTTTGCAGTTCGTCTGCATTTGAACTAAACCCGTTAGCCGAAGCAATACCAAAAAGTAACGGGCTTGTAACGTTATGCCCTAACATTATTTTGCGTAAACATTCCTCGCTTAAATAGGTGTAATGGTCGGGCGCGTCGTTTAATGGAATATCGTCCACCGTTGTTTTAGATTCTTGGTTTTGGTTAAACGCTACAATAACTTTTTGCCCTTTTGAGCCTGTAAGTTTAGATAAAACCTTTTGGCTAATTAAATCCTGTTGTTCTTCGCTTGGAATTCCGTTGTTAAAGTTTACTACCTTCGTGCCTGAAAACCCGTTTTGAACTTCGTTAATTAGATAGTCGCTTATTTCCTCTTCAAGAACGCAATAGGGAACTGCCCCTTGGTAGTCGCAGTAGGCATAGTATTTCATCCCAACCCCGTAAGGCTTAACGAACATTATTTCTACCTTATCTTTAGAATGTCCAAACGCGGGAATTCGCGTAGGAGGGAACTTGCGTACATCTTCCCAATTATCGGAATAGTAATAACCCGTAATTTCGCCTTTTTCGTTACATTTTTCCGCACGTAATAAGTTAACGGGAATGTGGTAAACCTTTAATACTTTATCGTGCTTTTCGTTGTAATGAACTTGCATTGCAAACTGCCCGAATAACTTGCGGTCGAATACCATTTTACGCAAGCATTCCGCACTAAACAAGGTCATCATTTGAGCGTACTCGTTAGGCTTACGCGAAGCATCTAAGGCGCTTAAACCTTTGCCGTAAATTAAACGGCTTACGTTGTTTATTATCGCGCTATTTGTGGTGGATTTCGTGTACCTATCAATTAGGTAATTAAAGTAATTGTTATCTTCCCCAAATTCTACCCATGCATCGCGTTTAGATTCTTGGATAGTCGGTTGTTGGTATTCTGCTAATTGTAAAACGTGAACGTTATTCATACATTATAAAGTCGTTAGTTGTTGTATTCGAAATGTATTCCCCGTCGTTAACCGAAAACGTGTCAATCGGTTGGTTAGTACAAAACATTCGTTCTTTTAATAGTAGGTTTCCTCCTCCGTCTTTAATTACCGCCCAATAAAAATGATTCTCCAAAGTTGGTAAAACACCACTAAAGGAATGGACATAATCGCCTGTAGTAAATAACCCCGCAACGGGTACGGTATCGTTCGTGTTTTCGTCCGTTAATTCGAGCGTTACACCACTTCCGAACCTAAGAATAAAGTTAAACGTTTGAGTTACGTTAGTTTGTTGAACTACTATCATATTAATATAACTCTTTAACGTGTTTTTTGTGCAATAAAAAAGGGGGCTATTAACCCCCTCTTTACCTTTTTAGAACATCTTATGAATTAACTACCGTAGGGTTGTTAAGCAAAGTTACTAATTGCGCTTCGGTTGCCGCATCTAGGAAATTCGCAGGGGTTGCCTCTTGACCTGTGAAAGTCAAAGAGTACCCGTTCATGTCACCTAACGCAGTTCCGTTGGAAATAGTACCCGCGGTTACGTCCATTCCTCTCAAAAGTCCTGCAATAAAGTATTGCCCGTTGTTGTTTTCAACGATAATGTTAGGACGTCCGTAAGAAAGCAATTTAATTTGTTTGTGCGTAATCGCGTCTTGCTTTTTAAGCATAACGGTTAACACTTGCTCGAAGAAAGTAGTTCCGTTTTCGCGTGAACTTGTAATTGTTTGCTCGAAGGAGTTAGTTCCTTTCAGTTCGAACTTGTAAATAGAAGACAAAGCAGGCAAAGTAATTGCCGTAATTTGGTCTTCATAACCTGCCGTAGTATCGTAGGTAATATCGGTTTCGTCGTAAAGCCCGTAATTAAGAATATAAAGGTTTTTCAATCCCCCTACCGCATCTTTACAAGGCTCAATTCTTCCGTGGCTAATGTCGCAGCTCATAATTTAAATTTTTTATTTGTTAAAAAAAAAGGGTGGCAGTTTTATCCACCACCCCGTTATATTTTAGTTATGTGGATTATCCGTAAACTACGATATCTTCGATAACTCCGTATTGCGCTCCCGCTGCATATCGCATGATAACACGTACGTTATCATCGCCCAAAGTAGCTGAAGTGTCAATTACTCTAACTTCTTGAGTGTCGCTCAACAAAGAACATCCAAAGTAAAGGTTAGAAGTAGTTGTAGCCATAGCGGTATTATTCGCAAGTCCGTTAGCCATAAAGATTGGAATACCATTAAAGCTAAGGTTTCCGTTAGTGTACCACATAGTACCTTGAGCATTGATACCCGCGTTAGCAAGGGAACCTGAACCCGCAGCACCAAAACCACCCAAAGCAGAAATATACGCTTTTACGAAGTTTTGAGAAAGGTAAATTTTCAAATCAGGCTTTCCGTACAAAGAAGCAGGAATAGCGTCTACAATAGCTTGTAATTCACCTACTACGTTCAAAGGAGTAATTGGAGAAGAAGGTACTAATTGACCCGCAGGCAATAAAGGGTCTACCAATGCGGTGGCGTACAACCCGTCAAATTGACCCGAAGTTGATGCAGAACCTTGCCAAATAGAAATTTCGTTAGCGGCAGCTACTTTTTCAGCAGCGTAAGCTATAAGGTAATCAGCGAAAGATTTAGGCAAAGTGTCAAAAGAAGAATAACCCATTTCGATAGATTGCCAAGTAGAATGAAACTCTTTTTTACAAAGTGTCATGTTTACTTGAAGGTCTTTAACTTCTAACACACGCTCGGTTAAGTTAACTTGACCTGCAGGGTTAAAGTCGCAAGTTGCGTCTTGCAAAAAGTTAGTTGTTTCTAAACGTTGGATAACGCTTTTGAATTTTACGTTCGGCATAACGGTTACCCCTCCGCCTTCGATAGTTGGTGCGCTCAAAAGAGCCGCAGAAACGTACTTACCTGCCCACTGACCTGCGTACGTTGTTGTAATGTTTGGATTTGGCATTTTTTCTAATTTTTAGTTATTTATACATTTTGTTTAGTACGGAATCCATAATCCCGCGTGGTGCTTTAGCGCCTATCTTAACGAAGTCCGCTTTAGCTTCATTTTCAGGGTTAAACGCGATAGGCTCGGGTGTTTCGCTAAGTTCGGTCGCTTCGGTTGCGGTCTCGTTAACTTTGGATAACTTTGCCAATTCAGCTTTTAACAATTCGTTTTCTTCTTTAAGTTTTTCCATTTCGCTAAAGAACGTTTCTTTAACGATTGATTCGATAGTTTTTTTAGGAGTAGATACAGGAGCGCTCATTTCTTCTTCGGGCATAGGCTCGGTTACTTCCTCTTTGGTTTCTTCTTCTACTTCCTCTACTTCTTCCTCTTTTTCTTTAACCTCGGAAATAATACCTTCTTCAACGATTACTAAAATACGTCCGTCTTCTAATTCGTATTCTCCAACGGGAACGGCTATCTTTTGTTCGTCTTCCGTTACGACAAAAACTTCTTTACCTGCTTCGAATGAATCCGCTTCGATTTTGGTTACTCCGTCGCCCATAAGCATTTGCTCTAACTTAATTTCTTTGCTAAGAAGGCTTTTAATGTGTTGTAAAAGTGTGCTATTTTTCATTTGTGTTTATTTATTTATTAAAATTTTCTAAATCGCAGCTATTTTAACCGCATTTGATTTACTATCTAATGAATCTTTTAATCCGAATTCAATTAATCCCTTAAGTTTGGTTATATCGTTAGGAAGTTGAACTCCTAATTCTTTAGACATTTTTTCTAATTGACTATATTTATCTAATGCTTTTTTATATTCATCTGCGGTTTTTTGAAATGAAGATTCCATTTTACTTGCAAAAGACATTAATTGGTCTGTGTTTGCTTTGTAAGATTTGTTAGCAGCATTGTATAAATTTTGCACGTCCTCAACTAAAGCCAACTCGACTTCGTGTTTACCTAACTCAACTTTGTTAGCTTGAATTTCGTCCGCTCGGTTAATTTTGTCTAAAATGTTTTTCATAACTTAATAACTTATTTGATTTTTGTTTGTTGCATTTTTATGGTAGTGGATTCCAATTTGGCGCGGGTGGTTGTGGTGGTGTAACATCCCCTCCTATACCTTGGTTTTGTAGTTCGCCTGTACAACATTTACGCCTGTATTTTCCGTCTTTACATAGGCAGGCTCTTTTACCACTTGTACGGCTTGCCCTTGGTTTATTTCCGTTTTCATTCATCCTTGACCTTTATTTAGTTTAACGTAATTCTTTGAACTCTTTAGTTTGCTCGTTTTACTTTTGGCGTGTACGTTAGGACGCTTTACTTTCGGCTTTTGAACGTGGTTAGAAGTTGCAACTTGTTTAGCCATTAATATTTAGAAATTAAACTCCAATTATCTTGGTTTGATTTATCTAATTGATTAAGAAGATTACTTGCGTCTAAATATTCTTTGTAAATAGGTAAATCATTAATTGATATTCCTAATTCTTTTGCTTGAGCTGAAATCTTTTTAAAGAAATCGTTACTTTCTTTACGTTGTTTTTCATATTTAACTTTGTTTGCTTCGTAATTATTTTGTAATGCGTTTTTCAAATTAATAGCATCGTCAAACATTTTTTTAGCCTTTAAAGAATCATTTTTCATTTTATTAGATTCTCCTTCCTCTGATTTTATTTTAGCCACAATAGTTTTTAAATCGTCAACCAAAGCTAAACTTACTTGGTGGTTTTCTAATTCAATTTTTCCTAATTTGTTTAGGATAGTGTTTAAGTTACTCATTTTATTTTATGTTTAATAGATTTTTAAGTTCGTTTATTACTTCGGTAGCTTCGGCTTCTTCTGCGCTCATTTCAAATTTGTCCGCAAAATATCCCTCTATTGAAAACCCTTTTACCTTACCCTCCTTAACATCGTTCCAAACTTCTTCGTTGTTTACTTTCACTGAAATCATCCAAGTACCTTTTGGCAGGTCGAATCCGTAAAGTTTAGATTTGTCTTTTTCTTCGTCTTCAATTACCCACGATTCCACAACACTTAACCCCGTTAACTTTTTTTCGTGTTCGTAGGTGGCGTTGTTTTGTTTAGAGCGCATTAAAAAAAGTTCGCTAGCTTTTCGAATCGTTTCCGAACTAAAGTAAATATAGTATTCTTCGTTCTTTGCGTTTCTGCGGTAAATTTGCTTATTAGGCACTAAAGCCGCACCCATTAAAATTTTTTTCTCGGTGTCAACTTCTTTTAATTCGACTTCGTGTTTATTTAGGGCTAAAAAACTTTCTTCTATAGCGGGCGAATAAACAACGCTATACGCATCCACGCCGCTCTGCGGGTCTTCATCGTCTATAATGAGTTCAATAATTCTCATAACTTAATAATTTTAATTTGCTTAAAGTGTTGCGTTTTGTATTCTGTTTCTATCCAAACTCTGAGCGCTTGTTACTTCGCCACTAACTACGAATGCTTGCGTGGGTTGTTGTTGAAGTTGGGCTAATTGGTTTAGTCCGTTATTTCCTACAACATTAAAGTTAGGGGCTTGCATTCCACCGCCTGCGGAAAGAGAACCACCACTAACACCGCCACCACCGCCACCACCACCCGAAGAACCTCCACCTTCGAATTTTTGAGCGCCAATTTTAGCGACATTAACTAAACCCGCTGCAACGGCTAACCCTGCTGCTATTCCACCTCGAACGGGTGAACTTGGGTCGGGTAATGGCAAGAATTGCGAACCATAGGCTGCGGTTGCATTCATATAAGTGTCGATTAAGGCGCTTGCCATTTGAGCGGCTTTCTTTACCTTGAATGCTTTACGTGCGCTTTCTATTCCTTTTTTTCCGAATAAGTCGGTAAGGTCTTGAATAATGGTTAAGCCTTGTTTTGCAAAACCTACATTTCTTTCAAGTTCTGCGCGTTTACGCTCTTCGTTTTCTTTGTCGTACTTTTGATTAATAGCGGCTACCTCCCTTCCTCTCATTTCGGCTATCGTTTTTTCGGCATCCGCGTTACCTTTAGCCATACGCTCCATTTCGGCGTATTTTTCTGAAATCAAATAAAGTTCTTTGTCTTGAGCGGTTAAACTTGCTTGGTAGTTTTCTTCCTCCATTCGCTCGATTTCCATATCAAATGCTAACTTTCTTTGCTTTTCATCGTCTTGCATTTTCTTTTGAAAATCCTCCGCACGTTTTTTTACTTCGGCTTGGTACTTTTCGTCAATCGCTAATAAATCTTTGTTTAAAAGTTCCTTAGCGTTTTTTAAAATATCTTTTTCCTGTTGGGTTAATTTATTATAAGCGTTAATTTGTAATTCTTCCGTTAATTTATTGTAAGTTTCACGGCTTATTTTTCCCTCTTTGTATTGGTTATCTAAAGCGGTTTGTTCTTCCTTTGTACGTTCTTTTAAAAAGTTGTCGCGGTAGTCATTAAATTGGTCTTCTCGTAATGCTTTTTCTTTTTCTATTCCGTCTTGCATTAACGCCAACCTTTGGTTTTCTGCTTCTTCTTCTAATTTTGCAGCATCTTCGTTTTGTTTTTGTAAGTTGCTTACGTAATCTTCGCGTTTTTTCTTAGCTGCTTCCCTCGCTTTTTCGGCGGCGGCTTGTGCTGCTTCTGCGGATTTCTTATTATTGTTTACTTCATTTATTATTAATTGGTTTTGCGCATCCTTAATACTTTCGGTTAATTCAACCTGTTGCTTTTTTTGTTCTTGAAGTTGTTTATAGTGTTCTCCTTGTTTATACCCATTCATCCACTTTAAATTTTCTATAACTTTCTCCTGCGACTGAATTTCCAATGCAAGTTCTTGTTTCTTTTGCGTCATGTAGCGAATGGACTCTTCAATTTTGAGTTTAGTTAGTTTTTTGGTATCCTTGCCCTGCGCGTCCATTAAAGCAATTTCGCGCTCGTATTGTTTTTGGCTTGCGTTAAATTGCGCCTCCCTTGCGGCGGCTAATTCTTCGCGTGCTTCTTTTTCTGCTTCTAAACGCTTCATTTCATTTTCGTGCGCTTCTTCGCCTGCAAAATCAGTAAAGCCTAAAAAGTCCCCAACCGCTTTTAAAGATTCAATAACGGGTTGTAGCGCATCTAACAACAAATCAAAGTTTGCGATTAGTAACCCAACCGCTACAATTATAGCACCTATTCCCGTACTAATTAAAGCAGCACGAAAAGCCTTTAACGCTCCACTTCCTGCGCCCACTACAAAATTATAGGCAGTTTGAACTCCCGTTAAAACTTTTTGCGCCAACGAAGTTTCTTTAATTCGACTATATAGGTTTTTCATCGAACGCCCCGCATCTTCTAACCCTTCTAAACCCTGCGCTAAAGCCATTGCGCTTTGAACTTTAAGCATAGTTTTTTGAACGTTTTCCGATTCAACACCGACTAAACCTAACCCGCCTTCTATAGCGCTAAAACCACTTGCGACCGCGGACATTGCTTTACCCATAGCGATAAAAGTACCTTCGCCCTTGTACGATTGTAACAAGTCGTTAGTGTCTTCGATTTGGTCTTTTAATTCAGCGGCTCGTTTGGCTGCCTGTGCGGCTTCGGTAGACGTTTCCCCGTAAGCTGCCGCCATGTTTTGCAATTCTACAACCGCTTCTTTATATTGTTGTTTAAGCGTTTTAGTGTTATCCTTTATTTCGAGTTCAATCGTTCTTTTTTCTGCCATTTCTCTTTACTTTTATTTCGCGCATTCCTTGTTTCCAAAGCCCTTTAATGTCGTTATGTAGTTTATATTTCCCCTTTGCGATTTCGATAAATTCGTGTTTTCCTACGAACTCATCTACTTGTAATAATCCAATAATTTGTTTTATGTAACTCATCTTATAATTATAATTTGTCCGTTAAGTATTTCTCCGTTTGCGTATTCGTATTCTACGTCAATAAAAATAACATCGTTGCGCCCTTCTGTTTCTAAGGTGTATCCGTCTTCCGTTATTCTTGTATCGCTTTCCTCGGTTATCCGTGTCGCGGTATCTAAAGTCGGTAAGGTTATTTCTACGCTACGTTCTTCCGTTATTTCGTCGGGTGTTATTACTACATCCGAATTTGTAGAAGTAAATCTAACCGAAGCCACAGAACCCGTTTTCGAAGTTACGTTAGGTAACGTAATAGGAACTACTACTACGTCTTTGTCGGGTGGTGGTTGCAAAATATAAACGGGGTTAACGGGCATAAAATCGTTAAGTAATTCGAACTCCGTTACTCCTGTAACTAAATTCGTTTTCATTTGATTTATTAAATACCTTTTGTCCCTAATTATTACCCTATCGTTTAATTGGATTCCTGTAAGAATTGAAACGGGTAAATTAGCTTTTACCGTTGTTAGCCTGTTTTTAGGGTTAAATAAGTTAGCTAAATACGGAAAATAATACGTTGCGAAAATACTTTGTTGTATAGGAGTAAGCCAATAAGAAGAAGTTTCGGGCGCAAAGTTTAACGAGTATTTAATTCCGTTATTTGTTAAATCCTGCCCGAACATCGTATAATCTAAATTCGTAAAGTGATTAGTTCCATCCGTGTAATGTACGTGCGTTGATAGTGTTACCCCTCCGTATTTGTACATTAACAAAGGCTTAGGAATATTAGGCGAAAACGAACTGTCTAACGAGTATCCAACCTGCAAGTTCGTACCCGTAAATTTGTTAAATAGCATATTTTCAAACGGAACTTCTAAAGTAAATTCGCCCCCATCGTACGGGTATTGGTATTCCGTGTTCCCCCATTCCTTTAAGCCCACTTCAAAATATTTTTTATTCATGAAATTTTCCGAAGGTTGAAACTTAAAACCTATTTTTTTGTAAAGTTTTACGCGGTCTATTCCTATTTCGTCTTTGTCCGTAAATTCGGTTATGTCTATTACCGCTCCTGCTCCGTACCAATCGGCTAAAGGAACTATATTAAAGGTGTTTGGCTTAGTGCCGTAGCAAGTTAGGTTAAATTGTTTAAGAATGCCCGAAATAAAATCCTGCACCTTCATAGTAGGCGCTAAGGTTTGTAAATCGCTAAAAGTAGTTAGGTTGTTTACGTTTGTATCTACGGTAACAAAATCAGTAAAAAAGTTAGCCCCTATAAAATAACTAACCGAGTAGGTAATATCCAAGGTAATAGATACCGCCGCGCTCGCTCTTAATTTAAATTCGTAAACATCATATAAACCTTGTACATTTGGAATGTTAGTAATGCTTGCGTTTAAGGTAAATCCTTGACCTTGCGTAGTTTGATAAAGTGAACCATTTACGTAAGTATCTAAGTAATATATTACCGAAGGGTTAGAGTTACTAGCTACCGAAAAAGTTATGCCCATAAAAGAAGCGCCGTTTTGGTAGTAAACGTTTAACACGTTTTGCGTAAAATCAAAAACGTAAGGAGGCATAGAAGGGTTAAGGTTGTACGTACTTCCTCCCTGCGCTATTACTGAATTAAAGGTAACGTTTTGCGCCTGCCCGATAAAGTCAAAATCGTTTTTATTCTTATACCAAAGGTAAGCCTGCTTAAATCTATTGTCCGTTAAGAAACTTCCTGTAAACGTTACTCCGTATTGCGCTGCAATTAAATCGAAAATACTTTTAACTCTAACCGCAGGGAACAACTCGCGGTAATCTATTGCGCCCGCGTTGTTGCTTATATTGTTTGGTCCCGTGTTTGAATACCAATTAGGAAAATTACCGCTTGGGTCTACCCCTTGGTATTGCCAAACTCGATTTGAAGTTATTAAGGGGTAACATACGTCCCAATCAATAGTTGGATTGGTTATGCGGTTGTATATTTCCGTAAACGAGTAGTCGTGGTCAAGTGTGGAATGGTCTAACACACTTAACAAGTCCTCGCCTACTAAATCTTTGAGCGTAGTAACATCACCATAAAACGTTATAGTGTAGGAGTTAGGTTGTCCGTTTTTTAGTTGGCTCTTTTCCATTTGGATTTTTCCCCTTCTAAAAAATGTCATATCTATTTCTATGTAACCTTCTAAACGTTCTTGGTAGTTAATAGAACTATTTAACGCGTTTTCATAGAAGTATTGCCAAATAGCGTTATTATTTGCGCTCGTAGGAATCGTAAAGGATTGCGAAAAGTCGGTAAACGTTTTCGAAATGTCCTGTATATTTTGAATGGTAGAAGTTACCTCTATACTTTCATCGTTAAATAAATCTAATTGCCTACCTTCTACAAAAATTCTAACCTGCCTTTTCATTAAATCACGTTGTTAATTAAATCGTAGCTTTCTTCGAACTCTAAAGTGTAATTTATTTTTTTGTTGTTTAGGTTCTTTTCTTTGTTAAAATCTTTTGTTTTCATTTTAACGGGTTTTCCGTCTAATAAAATTCGTTCGCTTAAAAGTAACTGCTGAAGATTTGAGTTAAAGGATTCGTCTACCCATCCCGTGTTTACTCTATGGGTTATTATTCCGTTAGTGTTAAATACTTGCCGTTGGTTTAGGTTTGTGTCCCATTGTGCAGAAGCCCCTATTTTTTGCATTAAATTAAACTCGCTTGTGGTTGTGTTTAAACTTTCGTAGGAGGCTTTGAAAAAGAATTCACGTTGCCAAGTTCCGTACATATTTATAAAGTCCACTACTTGTACATCGTAGTAGCATTCTTCTATGGGGTAAAACGTAGCCTCCCAAACTAAGTTGGAAAAAGTATCAAACACTTCTACTTTATTTCCCGTCAAATAATAAGGAGAATAAACGCGGTAAAGGTTGTAAATCCCGTCCGTAGTAATGTTATTCGTAAAACTTAATCCCGTTTGAAGTTGCGTATATTTTACGCTATACCCATTTTCTAAATAACTTACAAACGTTCCCGCTCTTTGCAAAGGGTTGGCAATAGGAATGTTATTCGCACCGCTCCAAAAATAATAATTCTTCGGCTCTAAATGAACTAAAAATAAATTGCTAGGATTAACCCCCTGTTGATAATATCCATAACCGTCGTAAGCATAAAAATTAAGCGTGTCAATTAGTACGTAAGTTCCTGCGATTAGGTAATATCTTTTAACGTCTACTAAAATGTATTCGTCTACGTTTAACAAAGCCGTGTTAGAACTAAAGTTGTTTTGAAAACTATCATGCTTTATATACTCCATCAAATAAGGAGAAATGTTATAAAGCGTTTGCGTATTGTTACTCGCGGGAATCAGTTTTTCGAGCGTGTAACTTGGTAACGTTGGCGGTGTTGTTCCGTCTTTATATATGTATAATTCTATTTTACTTCCTGTTTGCCCTACTACGTCTATTTCCAAAATAAACGGGCTTCTAACGAATATCTCACTTATAGCCATAGTTCTTCATATTTTCTTTCATTATTGTATCGAATAGTTCCTCGCTTTCCAAACCGTAAGCATCTATCATTTCGTTTGGTAATGTTTTAAATGCCTGTTCAAATGGCTTGGTAAAAAACATACTAGGCTTTATTCCTTTTTGCCAAATAGAACGCGTAATTATAAATGCCGTAGCGTCGCTACTTAAAAACCTTCCTTTCTTGTCTCTAAATTGAATGCTACGATATTTAACCCATTTTTTTATTCCTTCGGTTAATCCACCTTTTTTACCTGAACCCGAACCAAACCTAAAGCTACTTAGGCTTCGTCCACTACTTACACCCTTTACCCCTTGGTCTTGATAAAACCCGTATTCTTCCATTTCAAAAAATAAACGAATAGAATTAGGCATAACCTTTACTTGGGCGTTTAAAGAATCTTTTAATTTTCCTGAAGCGGATTTTTGACGTAGGTTATTTTTCGCGTTTTTTATAACTATGTCGCGAAACTTTTCTAAGGCTTGTAATTGTAACTCCTTATCCATTTTAACAACGTGTCATATCATTTGGAAAATCTACGTCAAAGGTCATTGCCCACCCTGATAGATAGTTTTCGAATCGCTCGGTAAAAGGTTCGCACGTAGGAGAGCCGTTAAGTTGGTAAAGGTTGTCCCAAATGTTTCCGTGTTTTAGCATTTCGAAGGCTCGGTTTAAGATTGCTAACTGAGTATTCAAAACGTCTATTTCGTTATCAGCAGTTTCGAACGTGTTAGGTGCTTCTTCTTTTCTTTGGCTTACGTTATCCATAGCAAGTAAAGTTACATTCGCGGTCATTACGTTATCATTAAACGTAACTTGATTAACCATTATATGAACTAACGGGAAAATCGTTTGTTTTCCTAAGTCAACGTTAAAAATCGAACCTTGCGAAACGGTGTTTACTAACGGGTCTGCGTTAAAGTGTGTTTTAAGTTGGTCTAATAAGGAGTAATAGCCATTCATATTCTAGGTTTTTTCATTTCCATTATTTCTATTTCTGTTTTTTCCTGTTCGAAGGTAAGATAGGTAAGGCATTTAAATAATCCGTATTTTGTAACTTCGTCATATTTTGTAAGGTCTCCTTTAGCAAGTCCGTATATGCTTGAATACCAACCCCATTTTTTTCCAAACTGAGTTCTTGCGCTAAAGTCGCTTGTTCTTGAGTCATCTTCTTCGTTTCCGTTTTTAAATAGTTTAGGGTAGCGGTTAATAACTCGCTTCCTAAAGTCCAAAAAAAAACGCTTGCTCCTATTGCTATGTCCATAGGCGCGTACTTCATTGCTTCGCTGAATTCAGATGCTCCGTTATATTCTAAAATGTTATATTTTTCTTTTCGTGTTTCCGTAATTGGTCGGTACATTACTGCCATAGCTTTGTTATAATCGTCCCAATTAGATAGGTAGTTGTCTAAATCCACGTATTCCCCAAAACTTATATTTTCTAAGTCGGGAATAAATCCGTATTCCATATTCCCAATTTTAAATCTAGGTTGAAACTTTGGCTTAACGGAAAAGATTTGATTAAAATGTAAAACCAAATCGTTAATGCTAGTTAGCTTCATTTTAACAACCTCCTTTAATTCTATTCCGCAGAATATTTCAATCATTTTTTGCGCTATAAATTCTTCGTCGTTTGAATTCTTTTGAACCTTCAGGAATTTTTGATAATTCATTAAAGGAATTTCGCTAATTGAACTAGGAATAGTTATTTCAACTTTCATATATAATTAATTATTTATTTTGATTTTTGTAACTCATGGCAACTTCATAAGCCTTCAAAAGCATTTCGAAGTGAATGGGAAACCTTTGCATATTGTTAAACACTATTTGCACCCTTACGCCCTTACGTTCGTAAATGTATTCTTCTACGGCGCGAATCATTACTTGCATATCGTCCGTCTTACCGTATTGCATAGCTTCCGTAATTTGCTCCTATGCCTAAAGTTTCCATTTCGTGATACCTGAACGCATCAATAGCGTGGTCGTTAAAATTGATAGGCTTGTTTAATCGTTTGCCTTGTTTGTCCGTGTCCCAAACATACGAGCGCAATTCTTTGATTAGGTTTTGACTATTCGCAGTAACTAAGTATTCTTGTCTTTGAATTACATCTATTCCGTAATTAATCGAATCCTTACCTTTTGTTACCCCTTTAATCGTTATTCCAAAGCGTTTAATTTCGTCTATTGATTTGGGTTCGGAACTATCCGCGTAAACGGGTACGTGTTTTGGTAGGAGTTTCGCTATTTCGCTATTTAATAACCCTGTTTGGTATGCTACCTCGTTAACGATTCGTTGCCCGTTGTAATTGTATATTTCAATAATAGCGGTCGGGTCGTTTGTGTAACCAAAGTCCAAACCTATTCCAAGCAACTTCGCTTCTTTGGGTATCGTATCAATTTGTTTCCAATTTGAGAACACTACCCCCTCTAACATTCCTAATTGCCCTTCGCCGTAAACCTTCCACCAATTAGCCCAATATGTAGACGTTTTCGCTTTCTCTTTGTTCTTTTCGATTTGGTCTATAATTGATTGGTCAAGTGCTTCGTTATCCTTATATGTAAGAATTAAAAAGTCCGAATCGGGTTCGTTCTTTAATTCAGTATGCACCCAAAATTCGTTAGCAGGGTTAAAATCTAAATAAACCTCCTTTCGTGTTCGAATAGCTAACTCGTTATAGGAATCAAATGTAACGTTATTACATTCGTTGATATAAAGAATGTCGCGCCTTGCTCCCCGTAGTTTACTCGAATCGTCTGCGGAAAAGAATTCGATAACGCTTCCGTTCTTAAATTCGTAAGTAAGTAAAGATTTGTTAAATTGGTTTTCGTTAAATCGGTTTGTCCACTTTAGTATTTTAATAAAGTCCTTTAGCGCACCCCGTCTTAAATGCGGTATAGTTTCCGCTACTACGCTTATTTCTAAACTTGGAATCGTTACCGCCTTGTTAATTAGTACGGCTAAAATTGAATAGGTTTTTGAAGCCGAAGTACCGCCCTGTATTATTTTAATCCGTCTTTTAAGGGCGAGTACCTTATTCGTTGCTGTTGTCCTCTTGAACATCGGGGAATAAAGGTTGTTCCATTAACGTTTGTTCTATTTGCTGAACGGGAGCGCCATAACCACTATCCATTAATGCTTTATACGCGTTTACATCACCCTCACGCGCTTTTTTAATTAGCGCTAAGGTCATTAGGTCTTCTTGGCTCATTGTTTCGTTCTCGCCTGTAATTGGATTCTTTAATGATTGATTAACTTCTAACCAACGGCGCGCTATTGTGCTTCGGTTCTTACTTCCTTTTGGTCTTCCCGCAGGGTTTCCGCTTTCGCCTTTTTCCCAACGTGGTTCTATTTGTCCTTTACCTGCCATTGTTCGTTGTTTATTCGTTGTTTATTTAAACTCCTTTAATTGGAACATTTACTTTTTTTGCATTTAATAAATCAGTCATTTTTCTTGGTGGTATTCTATACTGAATTATTTTTTTACCCCACTTTAACATTATCTGTTTACAATATTCTATTTCTTTTTCTTTACTTCTATAACTTACAATGCCACCTTTATTATCTCCGTGTTCACATAAATAATGAAACTTGTTTAACCTCAACACTTTTTTATATTTATGTAATTGTTGTAAAGCCATATCGTAATCGTCTTTTGTTCCTACCCTACTATCAAATTTTAATTCGTGTTTTAAATGAGCTTGGAAAGGACCCAAAACAACATTTGTTAAATTAAAAGGTAAAAATTCTTTATATATTCTATTATCTTCGTTTTGAGATAATCCCCACATTTTACAATTAAAATCTTCGCATAACTTAAAATTATGTTTAAAAAAATTAATTAATTCGTGTTTGTCTAATTCTTTATTTTTATGCTCTCCGTTATTTTCTCCTTTTCTATTTTCATAATAATTAATACTTGAAACATCATCATCAATCATTATTAAAGGAAATTCTACGTTATTTAAAATCCAATTCCGTTTTTTTACTATATCTCCGTCTTCGCTATCAGGCAAAGTAATAACTCTATCTTTTCCAACTGCTTCAATATATTCTTTTTCTTGACTTTCAGGAACGCAATATTTAGCCATAAAGAAATAATCTTTTCCTTTTAAATCGTGGCTTCTTTTGTAACTTGGTATTATAACATTCATATAAAATTTTTTCCGTTTATTACTCTACCAATACCAATTTTTTGAGTTCCTTCCGCGCTTGTTTTACTTTTTACTTGTTTTAATCCATACACTTCTTGAGCAACTTCCCAATCCATAGCATTATCAAAATATAAAACAATGTAATTATGTTCTAAAAGTAATTCTTCGCTGAATTGAATTTCTCCAATATCTGAAATATCTTTTGTCGCTTTTATACTTTCTAAATCAACAGGTAAATCTAAACCCCACTCATCTAACTTTTCAGTGTCCCATTCGTTAGCTAACATATCCCAATCCCATTCCCCAAAACCAACGTTATCCTTTACTATAAATTCGTCCTTTTGTTCGCTTGTAAGGTCGTTTGCTCTAACTATTGATACTTCGGTATGTCCTGCTTCTTTAAGTGCCTTAAAACGCATATTTCCGCCCAAAATAATGTTATTCTCATCCACTACTATTGGACGTAGTTCTAACATTTGTGGAAAGTCCTTAATTGATTTGACTAATTTCTTAAATTTTTCGTCTTTAATTAGTCGTGGGTTTTTTGGGTTCGGTTTAATTTCCGATAGTTTTACTTTTTCTATTTTCATTTGATAAGTTTTCTTCATAAGTAGACGAACAAACCGCTAAACGTTGGTCGGTGTCGGGAAATTCTTTTACCATTGTATCGTCCCCCATACAACGCATAACGAATTCTTTTTTTTCTTCGTTAGGATTCGGCTTCGGTATTGGCATTTTCTTCTTTGTAAATTGCGTATAGCTTGTTTAACTTGTTTACGATTTCCCTAACGCAACTACCGCAGGAAGTAGGCTGCATTCTTTGTTTAAATACTCGGTTGTAAATCTTCAATAGTTCCCTTTGTTGGTTAGGACTTACGCTGCTTTTTAGGTTAGTATAAAAATCGTCTAGGTATTTGTATTCGTCTTCCGTTAGGCATTCGGGTTTAGTGTACCTCCAAAGTTCGTTTAATTTTTGTTTACGTTCTTCGCAACCGCAGTCCTCGCCTAGTACCCACTTAGCTACCTTTGCTATTCCTGTAACTTCTAAAATGTTTTCTACCGTGTCTCCTAGCCCTTCGGCTTGTTTTTTTCTTGGTCGTGCCATAGTTGTTTTATTTAATTAATTCGTAATCCGTGTTTTTGTAGTCCTCGTAATCCTCCTTAAACTTATTCCTTACCTTACTTTTGCAGTTCTTTAACGTGTTGAAAATCGAACTCGAACTAATCGTAGTTTCTTTGGCTATGTCTCTAATACTTAAGTCCGTGTCTTTGTAAATTGTAAATAGTTGTTTATCGTACCAATGCCAAGAATCAACTTCTTCGTAAATCTTAGCTAACATTCTTGAGTAGGCTTCTTCCTTTGGTAAGTTGGTTGGTTCGTCTTTTAGTAGGGGTAAGTTATCTAAGTTTACCATTTCTCCCTTTTTTTCGCTCTTAACGTGTAATAAGTAAAGATTGCGTAGCACAAAATACATAAAACCTTTATTAACTTGCCCATTTTGAATAACGTTTTCAGGTTTGCAATAACGATACAAACGTAGGTAGGCTTCTTGTACAATGTCTTCCGCGTAAAAATCTTCGCCAAAAGTTTTTACAAGTTTAACCCATTCTTTATGGTCTTTTGCGACTACGCTTACCCATTCCATTTTGTTTAATTTGTCATCAAATATAATGTTTATATTTTAATTACACTTATTTGAATCCTTTTTGTTGTCGGTAAACGTATTCGTCCAATGTTCGAAGGGTTTTAATGCTTACCAATGTGCCCGACAAAAAACGGTCTATTGTATATTGATGCATTTTTAACCCTTTGGATTTAATTTCCTTTACAACTTGGTTTCGTGTTTTGGTAAGGAGTATATTTTTCAACTCCTTACGTAAGCTATTATCGTCTATAAACATAATTAAAAGGGTAAATCGTCGTTTTCAATTATTTGCGTGTTAACTTGTTTAGGCGCTTCGTTGGTTCGAGGCTCGCTGAATGAACACGAAAAGTATTTCATTCCTTTCGAAGATTCCTTTAGCCATAACGCTATTTCCATTTCTTTTCCGTTTACGTTTACTTTTCCTCGGTAGTCGGGTTGGTTACCTTGTTTTTTGTCATTCTTAAAAATTGCTCCCGTGTTTACTTTTGTTTCCATTTTTTATTTATTTAAGTTTATTTCGTTTTCGTTTAGGCTATTGTTTAGAAAATCTTGTAGCCTTTCTACTATCTTCCATTCGTCTTCGTTTAGTTCTTCGTACTTGTATAACTTACGCATTTCTTGTTGAAGTTCCCAAAGAACTACAAACATATCTTTGCCTTTTGTTGCGCAGTAAAATTCGTGTTCGTCTTCGGGTAGGTCAAAGGTTAGTTTTGCTTTCATAGGTTTCTTTGTAGTATTGTTCTTCTGATTTTCTAACGTGGTTATTAAATAAGTTTTTATATTGTTCTTCTTGCCTACCTTTATAAAAAGCCTTCATTATCTGCTCCTTCTCCATTGCTTTGGCTTGTTCAATAAATTCTGTATAGTAAGAACTAAATTCTTTACCATTCTTATTTTCAATTTGTGTTAATAACCACTCTACTGCTGTCTGTTTCATCTTATTATTTATTTATTCGTGCAGTAAATAGCACTTTATTATACATCCATTGGCTTTTCTTATGTACTTGAATTAAATAGTGCATCTTAAGGCACTATAAAGGTTTCGTTGTAGTATTGTTCTGCATTTCCTCTATTTTCACTAATTAAATTAAACGGAACATCTGTTTTATTACAAAAATCATAGTAAAAATTAAATGCAAAGTCTATCATTCTTTGCTTCTCTATTTCTTTGGCTTGTTGTATACAAAACCTAAAATCGGGAGTACAATTTTCTATTCCCCCGAAATGTTCATCTATCAACCACTCTACTGCTGTTTGTTTCATAGTTCTTGTTGTTTAAAGGTTTCGTTATAGTATTGTTCTGATTCAATAACTTTATCAGCATAAAAATTATTAGTGTTTCTCATTCCCCAAAGGAAGCCATCTTCTCGTGAATTAATAATCTGCTCTTTCTCCATTTCTTTGGCTTGTTCAATTAATTCATCATTAAATTCTTTACCATTTCTTAATTCATTTACTAACCATTCTACTGCTGTTTTCATTGTTCTTGTTGTTTAAATGTTTCGTTATAATATTTTTTTGCTTCTTCTAATGCTGTAAGAAGTTCATTATGATACTGTATACCATAAGGCAACTGACAATCTTTCATTTTTAAGTCAGTGTAAGTGGCGATAACTAATTCTTCAATCTGCTCCTTCTCCATTTCTTTGGCTTGTTCAAAGATTTCAGCTCTTCTTATTATAAACTTATAAGCATCCATATTATTAATTTCTGCATTAACTCTAAGGCTTTCCATTTCATTACAATACCACTCTACTGCTGTTTGTTTCATTGTTCTTTTTGTTTAGTCTACAATAAATTCATCTGTCTTCACAACCTCTACTCCTTCAACTAACTCTGCAACATTTCCCGTTACAATTGCTGTTGTGTGTGGATGCTTGTTCTCACACAGCCATTTCATTAATGGTTTTACTGCTTCTTCAAATGTTTGGGCTTCTTTTTTCATCTTATTTTAATTTTAAATTGTTACTAATATCTCCATCTTATACCAAGATGTTCTCCAAAAATTAATTGCCTGTCATAAATCTCACATACTTTTTCTGCGGAGTCTCTTCTAACTATTAACTCATCTCCATTTGGATAAATAAGCCACGTTTTATAGTCTTTACCCTCATTAGATTGTAATCTAGCACCTAATTTAAGTGCTTCAATTATTTTTAATTGGTATTTAGTTACTTCTTTCATTGTTCTTGTTGTTTAAAATAAAGTGTCAGGGCTTTTGTATTCAGCTACTTACGACTACGCAATCGGGGAGGTGTTGGTTATCTACTCCATCTCCTGACACTATCTTTTATTGTTCTTGTTGTTTA